TTCAAGCTTCTTGGCGTACTTGATGAAGTCTTGTCGTTCCGCACTTTCACAGACAGGAACAGCGAAGGGAACGAAGGTGACGTTCCCCGCCTCTTTGCTGTGTTCATGTGCCCACGCCTTCACGCGAGTCTTCAACTTGCCTGGTTCCGCGATGACGTACAGAACCTGTCCCTGTACCGTCTCCCGTCCATGCCAGTCCATGCCGTTCGAAACAGACGCAGCGATGTCGATGCCGAGGAAGGTCTTACCGTGCCCCGAGGGACCGACCATCCATGCAAGTGAGTCTCGGTACAGGACACCTTCGATCAGGGGTTCCATGTCCGGTAGTTCCTCCAGCTCATTGCCCTTAACCGACCCCTTATCCAGGCGCCTGTAAAAGGCAGAGTTCCCGCCATCAGTCATCGCTTACACCCGTTCTCGTCTCAGCTCGATAAATGAGACGATACAGGTAGCGTGAGACAGCCTTATCTTTGTGCGAATTGAAAGTCAGACTAGAGCATGTTTACCAATGCAGTACTCAATTACAGTACCGACTTACAGTGCATGACTTGCACGTTGGCAAACGCTCTACGCTGGCCCTATGCCTAGAAAGCTCAAGCGCACTACAGCACAGCAGATGGTTTTACTGGCCGCGAAGTCTGCTCCCGCTCTAACTGAGACTCAGAAGCAGATGCTGTCTATGAAGCTGCCAACCGTAGTGGAAATGACCACGGTTGGGGTGGCGGCGAAGTAGCTAGCGCGGTGACGGCTTCATTCGAAGCGACCTGGAGTTACTAGGTGGCGGCGAACTCATGCGCGGCACCGAAGTTGTTCGCCGACGACGGTTGGCATCCATGCATCAAGAAGCTGGACGACCATCATGGTTGTCCGGGTATTCCCGCCACGCCTTTTCCCGGATCCAGGAAATGGTCAGTCAGCATCAACAGGTTCTACGAAGGTTCCTCTGTGAGGAATCGTCTTCACCATGCCCTGATCCCGCAGGAAGGCCACAGCTCTGCGTGCCGTGTCCCTCGCTACTCCGAACTCCTGGACCATCTGCGTCTCGCTGGGGATGGCGTAGCCGGGCTTGAGACGTCCCGCCTTGATGTCCGCAGCGATGTACTCCGCGATCTGGACGTACACCGGGATCGGTCCGTCGGTGCGGATGGGACGGGTCATGGTGCTGATCCTGGAAGGTGGCTCACGTCTGCCCATCGGCACCTACGTCAGCCAACGTAGGTAGACAAGGCCCAACAAGAGGTGGACCCTGGCACCTGCAAGTTGCAGACCCCAGGGGAGGAAGACATGAACTGGAAGATGACCGGCGATGACGAGATCGACGACTGGGGAGCGTTCACCGACAAGGAAGAGGATCTGACCCTCGGCTACTCGATGTTGCGTGCTCTGGCCGAGGCCGGCGAACCCATGGTCGAAGTCGGTCCCGGCGTGTGGCGTGACTCAGGTCAGGGGGTCACCTGGGTTCCCAAGCAGGACATGTGACCCACCGCTACACCTTCAACGAACTCTTCGACATGGACCTTGATGAGCTGCGTCTGGTCGCGTTGATGGTGGGTGTGGTCTTCACATCCGCCACCGCGAAGGACGACCTCATCGTGGAGGTCATGCGTGCGCAGTCTGGCTTCCGCCCCGATCCAGGCGAGTAGTTAGACACCCTGAGGGCTCTTCTCCCGCCCTAACGCCCCTCATCCCATATCTGTCCCAGGGTACGTGTGTCTCCATGCCACCTGGACGGTCTGAGCCGCTTCAAGGTGAGCTTCTCTCGGTCCGCGAACCTGGTCCCTTTGAAACCTCCGGCAATCCTGATTTCACACAGAGCATTGATGACAGCTCTACGTGCGATCAGGGTTGCTGCCTCCCATCTGGCTTCAGCATCAGGACCCGCCATCTCCAGGACTACAGCTGGAACACTCTGCTGACGTAGCTGCTGTTTCAATCTGAGGATGTCAGCAGTGAGTGTCTCCTCAGCCATGTTCAGAGTTTCAATCGAGACAAGACCCTTGATGGCCTTGGCTCTGAACTCCTTCAGCCTGGTTTCAAGCTGTGCAATCTCTCCTTCTAGGGTGCCCCTGTTCCCGGCGCCCTCTTGTCCTGATTTGGCCAGGGCTTCCATGGCGTCATCCTGTTGAAGCCTTGCTATGACCAGTTGAGTGATGGCCGCATCCAGTTCAACACTGGGGATGTTGACGCAGTGCTGGGGACTGGAACAGCGGTACCAGGTCTTCACGTGCTCCAGGTAGCTCCCACACGGTTCACAGCGTGCGAGGTAGCTGAGCAGGTACTTCTGACGTCCCGGTCTGGTGACCCGCCGTTCAGGTTGGCTGAGTACACCTTGGACTGAGTAGAAGAGCTTCTTGTCCACGATGGGCTCCCACTGCCCTGGATGCTCCATGCCTTTATGGCGTCTGACAGCCACGTAGACAGGATTTTTAGCCAGGTTGCGTACGCGGTTAGGGGTCCAGGGTCTCTCGGGGCTTAGAGAGGCGTTGAGGGCGTTGGCTATACCCATGATGGTCTTGCCCTGGGAGATGTCCTTGAAGATCTTGATTACGATCTTCGTAACTTTGGTATCTGGTACCTGTCCCAACCTCTTGCCGGTGTTCTCGTCGAAGGTCCGCTTGTAGCCGTAGGGAGTTGGACCGCCAGGAGGAAGACCTTTCTTGGCCGCGCCTGCATGTCCTCTTCTTGTCCTGATTGAAAGTAGCTCTGACTCGTAGGCGTTGTTCACGCCATCCTCGGCGAGGGTCTTCCAGTCACGTGCGTTGGACAGGTTGTAAGTCCGGTCATGGCTGATGATGTGGAGCTTGACGTTGTTCTCTCGACAACTCGTCAGGAAGGCGAACCAGGTCTCAGGGGTGCGGTCCCCTCGACTGGACTCCCACAGGATGAGGATGTCAAAGCTGGCGTCACGTTTCGTTACATCAGCTAGCACCTGTGCCCAACCACCCCTGACCTTGGTACCGAACCTAGATGCAGACCTGCCGTCCTGGTAGTCACCCGCGTTGGTCCAGCTCTGCTCGTCGATGACCAGGTGACCCGCGTCTAGCTGCTCTTCGATGCTCTTGGCCTTGTTGCTGCTCTGCCTGCCGTACGTGGATGCCCGCATCAGTCAAATGTAGGGGTGAGTGTTTAACTTCGTGAAACTCATCCCACAGACTTGGATACGTACGCCCCCGCAAGCTGAAGGGTCATCACGACCTTTGAGCTGAACGTGTAATTTACACGTTCGTCCCCTTGACCAGGTAGAACGCTGATCACCGGGCGGGCCGCAGCCTCTAACTTGGCGGCACTGGTCGGCACCTGTGACCTGCATGTTTATCTTTGGGTAATTCTATTTGCCCTGGTCAGAGCTGCGGCCCGGATCAGGGTTGGCGGGGCCGGGCGGCGGACATGAAGAAGCCCCCTCACAAGCTCACTACGGGGTGAGGGGGCTCTCCTGCCAGGTGTCCCGCCTAGCTCTACAAGTCTGACACGTCCTTCATTAACCTTTCCCGCATCTTTAAAATCAGATCCCCCGTCTTACAGCCGCTATGTAACCCTTGCGCGTGCTAGTTGCTTTGATCTGATGGTCGGCAGAACCAGCAGAGGTAGTCCGCTCTCCAGTCAACACAAAGAAGATTTCACCTACGTCATAGTCAGCGTCAGCAGTCCAATAGAACGTGAATTCCTTCCAATGCCCCACAGTTGAGGTATTGGGGATGTAGTGCTGAACTTCTGCCAGTAGGTCACCAGTCGAAGTGTCCTGCCTGATCCGAAGCATGCACGTCTCGTTGGTAGGAGGGCCGACTACCGCACCGCCGCCAGGTGACGTGGTCGAGACGTGAACCCCAACAGATATCTTGTAGTTTTGACCTTCTGTAATCGGGTAAGCAGGGGCGTGTGTAATCAGTGCGCCAGACTCATCGTTATCCCACGTAGATGAGTTGGTTTCCAATTCGGTAACACCTCGATCGAACGTCAATTCTCCGATGAACTGACTGAGAGCGTCCTCCACAGCTTCAGCCAGATCCTGACCCAACGCCGCTCCGTCTGGTGGGTCTCCAGACTCTTGAAAAGGGAAGCCGAAGTATGCAGTCGTTCCCGGCATAACTATCTCCTTAGATCGGTGGTGTGAACAGCTTGGCGTCGATGGCCCACGTGTTGCCGAAAGTCTGGATGGACACCACGTCCCCCGGTACGAGCGTCACAGTGTCGTTGAAGGTCTTGACTGTCAAATCTGTGTATTCAGTCCCGCCAACGTTGATGACGTTCTCCCACGTGGTGTCATTCCAGGAGACCACGACTCCCTGACGGAATCCCGGACGTGATTCATCGTCGCCACCGAACAGGGTCGATAGGTCATCACTTCTCATGAGCCGTCTCCAATCACTACGTCAGTCTGTTCTCTCGTCTCACCCTGCATGGCTCTGGAGTGGATGAGTGGGATGACGAGACGAGACATGGTGTGAATCTCAGTTCGGTCGCTGAAGATGACGTACACGGGATCGAACGGTTCCAACGCTGGATTCACGATGGCTTGAAAGTCCACGTTGTAGGGAGCACCCAGGTTTTCCCGCAGCATCTCGGTAGCCGTATTCAGTGCCTGGGCTGTCGTGGTGATGAACTGAGACGTGTAGAACTTGGGAACCACACCGAAGGGTCCAGCCGCATTGGTGGGACTGTCCGGGCCGAGATCCATCGCAACTGCGTACACGGGCGTAGTCCCATCGAGGGCTTCACCTTTGACCATCACCGCGTTATAGACACCTTCACGCGAGATCTCACGAGACAGTGAGACTAAGACTCCGTTCTCACCCTCGTTGACATCCCACCCTGGATCACTGGTGTCTGGTGGGTCTTTGATGACCAGATGCCCACGATGGTCCCAGTACCAGATCTTCCCCTTGGACTTCACGAGGTCGTCTAGGAACTTGTAGCGGTCTTCCTCAGTGATGAGCTTGCGGCCGAGAGTATGAGTGTCCGTGTCGTCATCCCACTCGACCACTGCTGTCCATGGAACGTGATGGTTCGCGAGGTCGTCGACCACATCGCCATACGTGTTGGACGCAGTGAAAGTGATGGGATGGAACAAGCGGGCGTCGATGATGGCGCCCATCCTGTCTTGACCCGCGATCCTGACTATCCCGCTGTGTGCGTCGTCCTGTTCCACCGAGTAGATCCTGAAGTATCCGAGACTCACCCACTCCACACGACCGTTACCGAAGACCACTCCATACCGAATGAAGATCTCATCCTGTCCATAGGGAGCTAGCAGGTCTGTAGCCGTATTGGGGAAGTCTGTTTTCACCGTGAGATCGAGGGTGGAACGAATGGCAGCATCGGCGTCCATGGTGACATCGCCATTTAGCACCTCCAGGAGGTCGCCTGAGGGCTCAATACCTGTCTGCCCTGCCGGGACTACCAAAGCCTCGATCTGGATGCTGTGCGTGCCTCTGAGGGCTCTGAGGAACGCTTCGGATACCGGCCTCATCTCATCCACCCACTCTCATGGCACGTACACCGTGTCTGGTGAGGAGACGTACTCAAGAATGTCTGCCCATGTTGGGAAGAACGCCAATACGTCTGCCCATGTACCGAACTCAGCGACGAGGGACTCCCACGTAGAGGTGTAGCCCACAACGTCAGGTCCAGGAGGAGCCACGTTGGTCAGAGACAAATCGAACCAACGACGTGTGGATATGGTTCCCCATCTACGTATGGTCAGGTCACCCACGAGGACGTAACCCGCTGGAATGTCAGCAGTCGAGTTTGCCTGGATGAAAAGTGGGTCACCACTGGTGAAGACAAGTTCCAGACTTTCAGCTTCTGCAACTGTGTCTACCCAGAGTGTCATCTCCCATCGACGTGAAGACCTGACGTCAGTCACTCCCACGGGATCCGAACGACCGATGATGTCGAAGACGCCGTTGCGTGCAGGACGGTTGATGTCCTTGTGGCTCTCCACATTGACTTTGCGGTTGAGGAACGGTCGTGCGATGGACTTCAACCACACACCTGTCTGGTCTGGCGTGATGGTGGTCGTGAAGACGTCTGAGCCCGCCGTGACGCGGTAGTGGTTCACTGCCCCAGGGACGAACTCATAGTCATCGAGGTTGGCCGTGTCAGAGACGCTGACGGGTACTTCCATGCCTCCTCTGACCGGGTACCACTTCAGGCCGTTCTTGCTTCGTTCGAATAAGGCCGTGCCAGCATCGTCGAGGGCAGTGCCGGCCAACCGCACGCGACTGACCACAGAATCGAACGTGGCGTTGAGACTCATGCCCTCGGTCCCTTCTGAGTGGCCCGACGCTTCAGGTCCTTGTTCTCAATCTTGATTCTTTGTTCGATCCCACGACCGAGATCGAGAGTCAGGTACATGTCCCCGCCAACGTCACCACCACCCAGTGCGTGATTGGGTGTGATGTTGCCGCCGGTGTTTCCCATCGTCAAAACCTCAGGTCCACGTTCACCCACGATGTATGAGGTGTTGGCTGCTACCGGACCACCAGCAGCCCGGTAACCACCGATCCGGTGTCCAGCCGAGTCGAGACGTTCAGTACCCGTCACGCTCACATGAACTGTCACGGTCTTGCTCTTGATGGCATCGATCTTGGCCTTCAGGGCTTTCGCACGAGCTTCAGCGTCATGGGTGTTGGCATGGAAGTCGGTGTTCTTCTTCGGTGGGATGAGACCGAGCTTCGTGGCGTACTCCTGTGCCGCCCTCTTGGAGATGCCCAGTCCAGCAGCCGCCTTGATAAACGAGTTGTAGTTACTGGATGCGATGCCGTTGGCCTTGATGCCCTGACCGTTCACATCCACGTATGCCTTGTATTGAGAGTTCATCACCCCCACGAGGTTGCTCAGGGCAGTTCTGTTAGCCCGCCCCTTCGCAGTGTGGATGTCTAGCGTCTTACCGTTCTCACCGATGGACTTCTTCAAGCTGTCGAATGCCTCAGCCGCATCAGTCTCAGCGTCGAACAGATTCCGTGAGACGTCATAGACATCCCGCATCTGCTCTTCCAGGGTTGCCATCTTCGAACCGGTTGTCTGGATGGCATGGCCGTACTGGTCCTGGACTACTACACCGGCCCTGAGTTGTTGGCTGAGACCGCCGGTCTGAGTGGCTGCTTCCTGACTCTTCTTGGACTCATCAGAAAGCCAGTCGACCATCTTCTCACCCAATGGCGAGATGTACTTCACCGCTCCATAAAGCTCGGTCAGTGTCCGTACCAGTACGCCAGTGGACTGGATGGAGAAGGCAGCCGCGTTGGTGAAGTCGTCCAGGGCGTCGGCAGCTTCGTCAGAGCCACCTGAGATGGTTTCGAAGGCATCACCGATGGAGTTGCCCAGCACATCGAACGTCCTACCGAACGATGCCATGACCGGTCCGCCCTTGGACACGAGGGAGTCAATCCCCCGCAGGATGCCGTCGATACCGTTCAACGCACCGTCGACGATGGGGTCCAGGAACTTCGACGAGTTGGCGAAGATGTGACTGATCCTGGTGTTCATCAGACCGAAGCGTGCCTCTACCTTTCCGATGTTCCGGAGCAGAGGTTCGACGAATACATCCGCATCCTTGCGCAACGAGGAAAGCAGGTTGGTACCTAGGTTCTTTCCAGCCGCCGCTACACGAGGATCCTTCGATGCCAGGATTACTCCGCCGATGAGACCACCAGCACTGGCACCACCGATTACTCCAGCTGAAATCGCCGCACCCAGGAACGGAGCTGCGGCCACTGCCGCACCAACCAGGACAGGCCCGATGGGAATGCCACTGAATGCCTGCGTGATGGTGCCTACGAACTTCTTAGCGAATCCCTGTGTCTCCTGCTCAGGGAAGAAGTCTTTCAGGATGTTGGAGTTCTTAGCGAGATTGCGGATCTCGGCCTGTTGCTTGCGCATGACCTTGGCGAGGTCCATGCGCTCTGCGGCATCACTGGTCTTGCCGAACGCGAGTGCCAATGAACCAAGCTCATGACGTGCGATACCCAACTCGTCACTGAGTTTGCCGATGGCCTTGGAACTGTCACTGCTGGACTTGCCTAGTTTGCCTGTGGAGGCAGATACCTTGTCCAGATCCTTCTGTGTCTTCTTCGCCTCATCGTCAGCACGCTTCAGGCTTGTGAGGAACGAACGAAGACCGCGACTGGACTTGTCGTTGATATTGACATCGGCTTCGACATCACGTGCCATCAGCGAATCCCCTCTAACGCCTTATCCAATGCCCTGTCCGCCGCATCGATCCACGGTTGTGGGTCAGAGGCCGGCTCACTGAAGAAGCCTGGTCTCACTGTGGTTGTCGACCACTGACCCTTTCCACGTCTTCCCCATGCGGGATGTCGAGCCTTGCCCTTATCCAGACGGTTGACGTCCGAGCGTCCACCCTGACTGTTCCGACCGCCCTTGAGTTTCACCATGATGGTTGTTCCGCGTACCTGCTGCTGAGTCCTGATCTGAATCGCAGCAGCCCACTTGTTCAATCCACCATGAGCGGGAAGTGTGGCGAGAGCACGAGCACGGATTGCCTTACGGACAATGGGAGCAGGCTTGTTCAGTTCCACCTGCAAGGTATGCAACACCTTCTGTTCCCGAATCATTTGCTCGACAGTCCTCATGTAGTGCTCAAGGCTCTCAGCCACATCTCACCCCTTCACAGCAAATCTGATGTCAGCTGACACATCGTCAAGTGTTGCCAGTTCTCTTGGACTCATCCTCAGAAGCTCTGTATAACTGAAGAGTCCGTTGTGTTGGAAAACCGTCAGGATCAGTTGTCTTACGGCTGATCCATCTGGGTAGGGTCCACGTCTTCGGTCTCTTCTTTCTCAGGCCATGCGTCGATGCACTGTTCGTTGAACTTGTCGAATGACAACTTCATCTCTTGGGTACGACGCATGGCGTTCCAAGCCATGTAGCGCAGACGGGTATGGATTCCATTCTCGGTATAGAGGTTGGAACGCTCGAACGCCACCGCATCCCGCTGGTCTACGAGAGGTTCGTAAGTGCTCTCGTCTTCCATCATGACTACGAACTTTTGCTGCTTCACTCCGGCCATTGCTGTCTCCTCGTTCTAACTGCTCTTATACTGCGATTCCCCGGACGGGCTCGCCGACCACAGGGAACGTCGCTTCGAAGGTCGCGTACGCGCCCTGGTCCCCACCGATTGGGACCGGCTTGGCGATGATGGTGAAGGTCCAGGTGTTGTTACCCGTTCCACGCTTGGGAGTCAGTACGATCTCGACTTCCTCACCCGCGTTGTCGAATAGGAATTCCGACAGACCTTCCTCAACCTGCGGTCCGGATACACCAAAGACCCACGTAGTGCTGTCCACGTCGGCGAGCACATATCCGGGATCCAACGTTCGCAACTGCTGCTCTGGAGTGTCCGGAGTCAACAGAGCACGTGTGGTGTTGCCGAGGAACTGGGTTCCATCCCAAGTGACCTCGGTGTCCTTCATGAAAATTCGACCGGCTACGTTTGGCATTACTCACTCCTTGCTGTGATCTGCATAGTGAACTGGGCAGTGTTGCTGTCCCCCAGATTCACCAGGTCAACTTTGTCTACGTAGAACGGGCCATCCAACGCTTCGACGATCAGCTCCCAGTGGTCACTAAACCATTGGGCTGCCTTTTCCTCGTCCTGGTGCAGGAAGACCGCTAGCTTGACTGTGTTCTCGAACTGACCTGAGTCTTTGTCTCTGACCAACGAGTCCTGCACGTACCAGGCTGTTCCAGGTTCTGTGTAGGTAGCTGGACGGATTGCATATGCGGTAACTCCATCCACACCTTCCAGCGCTGAGACGAACTCCTGCCGCTTATCCATGAGACTCATCAGGCCAACAACACCTTCCGATAAGGATTCTCCAAGCGCCGAATCTCTGGATCGTTGGTCGCTGTATAACTCGTTGAGAACTCGCTGGCGTCCGAGGCGTTGGACAGACGACGCATCTCCACCGACCTCTTGAACCGCCGCATCAGTGCAAGACGTAGGTCAGGTGGGTAGGCCGCAGGGATACGGCATCTAGCCCGCTGAGCGGCCTTCTCAGCCTCGAAAAGGTCTGTAGCCGTATCCACGTCTACCTGAACGTCCGCGTAGGCCACAGCGTCGCCTACAACTGGAAAGTCAGCTTCTGTGGTGACCTCCAGGGCGTAGGCACTGATGAAGTACGTGCTGAAGTCGTTGCTTGCAATCTGTGCAACGTGCCTACCTGGTTGGGTAACCGTGTACCTGAACAGGTAACAGCCGGCCTTTTCAATCTGTGCATCTTCAGAGTTGAGTTCTTCTGTCGTGGTGTCTGGGTTGGTGATGGTCAGAACGGGACTGGACGCAGCTAGCCAAGCGTCTTCGTCGGTTGTGTAGAACTCGATGTTCCACGTACCCGAGACGATGACTGCTGCGTTGTCTCCGCGAACCATGGTGAGTTTCATCAGTACCTCCGGATCTTCCGCAGGCGTGTCGTGTACAGGTTCGATCCGCTGTCGATGAGGGAGGCACCACCGAGATCAGCGATGGTCGGCCCGTTGGGAGACTTCCGGGAACTGATGAAGCGTTTGCTCCCGTAATACGTGCCCACGTGGTCCAGCTCGTTCGCTTCCTCGTCCCCGCCGTTGGAGGCATCCCAGAACAGCGCGTCTCCGATACGCAGGTCGGTCAGGTCCGGTACAGCATCGGTTGCTTCGACGATGACGATTCCTGGTCCGTCCGAGGCTTGATCCCGTGAAACCCTCGGAAGGTTCTCTCCATCGAAGTAAGTGGCGTTGGAACGCGTCAGAGGAAGTCCGCCACGGTATCCCCACATCATGCGATGCAGACCGGAACAGTCCAGTGCGTGAAGCTCCGCTACTTCAGCCGCGTCTGTTGTTCCATCACCCGATACCGGGTAGACGTAGCTGATACCGATGTAGTCGTTGAAGTCCGCACCTTCATCACGCCCACCACCGGCAGTCATCGGACCATAGGCCGCTTCACCCTTCGTCTGTTTGTTCGTCAAAGTGGAATCAGTTGCCACACACGCATTGCCGACGTACTCCATACCGATGGCGAGAATGTCCGGTGAACTGTCCGCCAGCCAGGCCCGTACCTGGTTCAGTAGTGGAGTGGTCATGGTTCCGTCGTATGGCTCATCCAGTAGTCGCACCCACGTTGAATGAGTCACTGATGGTGCAGTGGTCCACTGACCGCTGACGAACGTGTATTCATCGAAGGTAAACGTGTTGGCACTGGCACCCGTCGAGAGCAGGACACGCAACCCGATGCGGCCAGTGGTCCACGTGAAGGAACCGTCCGTGCCTGTACGAGTAGGACTGCCCGGCTTGGTGGTTCCGTCCTTCCAGGCGTACATCTGGATGGCGCCTGTGCTCGACAGTTGTCCTTCGATCCACCAGTAATCACCCGCTGTGTAGCCGGTACCGATCGTGCTTGCCGAGGCGATGCTGGTTTCCACGTCTGCAACTGCTTTGGCGATGGACGCCACCACTGTTCCGGACGTGTTGAATGTCAGCCGCAACCGGTAATTGTTGGCGTTGTCCTGGTAGGCCAGAAGGAGGGCAGCAGAGTTGGCAGCTCCCGAGGGAACGTTGCTCAACTTCACTTTGGTCCGCACCACACATGGGCCGATCAGGTCATCACTGAGCCGCATGTAGTGCGACACAGCCACAGAAGGAGCAATGGTTCCTACTCCACTTGCCACTTGGTAGGCAGAAGCAGCACCGTTGACGTTCCCCCACGTTCCACCCGCAGGTGATGGACCCCAGTTGTCGACAACCGTCCTGTCGAATGTGTCGCTGAAGAGCCGCTTCTGTTCTGTGAACGTTCGTGGCTGTCCCTGTACGGTCACCGTTTTACATCCGACAGTGAAGTACGCAGCCTCTGCGTCTCCGTCGGTATAAGTGACCGTGGTGATGTCATGGTCTGTACTGTCGACGCCATCCTCAAACGACAGTGCGACCGGCTCATCTGGCCACAGGGTTTCGTAATTGATGATGGCGGACATCAGGGGTTCACCGTGTAGTCCACTTCAACAGTCACATAGGTAGGTGTCCCGCCTACACTGGCAACCTCTACCGAGACAGTTGCTCCCGATGAAACAGCAGCGTTCTGAATCGTGGTGTCGCTGGTCCACGATCCCGCACTTGCCAGAGACAAATCCGATGCCAGCAGATCAGAAGCTGCGTTCTGGGCGTTCACAGTGGCCCCAGAGCCTCCAACCCGGTAGCCCCTGACCGCAGTGACAGTCAGAGCCTTTGGTGCCCGCAGAATGGCTCTCGCGATGCCTGTCGTAGGTGCCTCGAAGACGTAGCCAACCGTCCTGGTGGCGTAGTCAGTTGGAAGTACCAGGCCACCAACCGTGAGAGTTCCCGTGACTGTGGCATCTCCACCAATCGAGGCATCGTCAGTGACAGTCAGGTCATCGCCGATCGTCACGTCGTTGGTAACCGCGATGCTCGAAGAGGCCGTGATGTCGCCAGTGACAGTGAGAGTCCCACTGATGGTGCCGCCGGTCTTGGGAAGGAACAACGAAGGAGTAGAAGGAACATCTACCGGCGCGACGTCCGCCAGATCGATGGCAGCACCCGCAGCGTTGTATGGAACCACAATGTTAAAAACCTTGTCAGGCTTGCTCTTCCTCGTCCCGAAGGAGATCTCAACCTTGTAGGTCCATCCCGGTGCGTCCCACTGTGGATCGTCAGTGGCCATCAGAACCACGCTGAATGCACCGGTGTTGTCCAGTGAGACATCTACTGGGATTGCGGCCAGGATGGCGTTGTCGGTGCCGTCCTTGGCACTGATGGAAGGAGTGAATACGACTGAGCCGGTAGCAGGGTCACCTTTTGCGTCCAGGTACTTCCCTGTGACCGTGATGGCCGCAATCGCTGCTGGAATGCTCATCTGTATTTCCTTCTGGGCAACAGGGACCGCACCCTGTCTCGTTCGGATGCGGTCCCGTGGATTTCATCTAAGGGAAGGAAGAAGTTCTTACGTGGTCGTGTCGTAGATGAAGCGACGAATGCCGGCCGCTCGACTGTTGGCGAATGCCTTGTAGCCCCAAATGCCGATGAAGATGGACTTCACCTGGATGTCGAACTCCAGGAACTGAGGAGTCGTTGCCCAGCCGTGTACGTCCTCACGTGCGAACAGGTAGCTGTTGTCCACAGTCGCGGAGAACTCACCCAGTGCCCATGCCGGTTCGCCGATCAGGCCGTTCACGTTGAGCCTGGCGAAGTTGGAAGCGATGGTTCCCACCGTGTTCTGCGGACCGATGGCAGGGAACAGAAGACGACCGTTGTCATCCACAGCAAGAGCGAGGTTCTCGTACAGCCCGCCGTTCAGCATGAATTCCCGCAGACGGTATCCACCACGCTTGTACCGAAGACGCACCAGCGCGCGAATGACTTCCTCCTGAAGAGCCTTGTCCTCCGCGTTGGTGGTGATGGTGATTTCATTGCCGGTAAGCGTGAGGCCGTCCAGGAACGCGGCAGCAGCAACTTCCAAGCCCTCATACCAAGCTCGGCGCATCTCAGCACGAACGAGGTTGTCCAGGTTGGGATTACCCGCCTGGTCCCACGCCTCACGGTTGATCTCGATCTTCCCGGACAGCGCCGTGGGAGTAACCGTCTGGTTGGTGACCGCGAACGCACCCAGAGACGGCTCAGTGCCCTCAGTGTGGTCCGCAACCAGAGTGCCGCTACTCGACCACTTCGGGAACGCGAACGGAGTCACACCGTTGGGAGGAACACCCTTGTTCATGGTGTTCCAGATCGGATACTCGTAGTCCAGGTTGTCGACGTACATGTCGGGTCGCTGGATGGTCGGGTTCAGCGTCGCCGCGTTGGCTGCACTGACCGCGAACTCAGCCTCCATGTAGGTCTCGACACGCTTGCGTGCGGATTCGTCTCCACTCTTCATCATCGAGCGGATGTCCTGAGCGAAGCTGAACTCACTGGTGCTGTCGAACGTGTAGATCGGCTTCTCGTTCACGAAGGTGCTCGTAACCGCCTGAGGAGCCCCAGGAACCTCCCGAGGAGACACATTGGGGTCCAGCTGTACCGATGCGGGTGGCGTGGCCTGTACGGGGCTCTTGGCCGCCTCTACGGTGTTGTTGAACATCGTCTGAATCCGCTGGAACTGCTGGAAGTCCTTGACTGTGAAGGTCTGCTCGGGATCGGGTGCATTGCACAGACTCACATCGTGCTGGCCACCGCAACGGGTGCATTCCATCTCTGCTCCTTCTCGTGCTGCCGTCACGGACGTGAGTCGGCTGTCATCGAATGCTGGGATTGCTGTGAGGGAAACTTCGTTCAGATGTGCTTTCCGAACCAGGTGCACACCGGGCTTCTGTGGATCTGTGTAGACGTCCATGTCGCTGGTTCCGATGGACAGACCGTCCAGGACACCGAACTCCGCGAGTGAGAGAACCTCGTCACCTTGAGCACCAGGTGCCACACGAAACTTCATCTCGACACCACGGTCCGTCTCAACGAACCCGCTGGCGATGCCGACAGCCGTCTTGTTGTCGTGGTCCCGCAGCAGTTTCACCCTGGACAAGTCCGCGTAGGTGAGGCTTCCAGGAAGGAACTCGAAGCGACGTCCTCGACTGGTTGCCGTCTTGCCGTAGGGAACCGCTAGACCAGTGATGGTGCGCGTGAGCTTGTCGACCGCGAAAGTCACACGCTCACCGTTGTCGAACGTGTAATCAGAAGACTTGTTGAACTGGTGCTCTACCTCTTGGCCGGCATTGATTGCACGGTTTGAATTGCCCAACGTGGAAGTCACCTTCACTGGTTCTTGTGTCTTCGGTGTGAGCTGCCTCTTCTGGGCAGGAGTGAGAGGTGCCATACCTTCCTTGGCCCGTACCTCTTCCACGGTCATGACGCCCGCAGTGATGTAGCCCGTGTGAATTTCCATACGAGCCTTGGGGTCAGCACGTAGGTAGTCGTCCTGTAGGAACTTGATGAAGTAGCCGCGCGGAGTCACGTCGGGCATGGTCAGACGTTGCTCGATAGCCAACATGTACGGGTTCAAGACGTCGTTGATTCGATCCTTGCGCTTGTCGACACCGTTGTTGTACGTCTCGCTCTGCACGTCGATGCCGACCACACCGGGGTCGATGCCCAGGGCGTTGCAGATACCCAGATTGATGTTCCGCTCGATGTCGATGAGCTGAAGCTCTGCGGGAGTCAGGAACTCAAGAGGCTTGGCGTCCAGAGCCGCACCGACGTAGTTGTACGGGTTCTCATTCGCACTGTCCGCGAACTTCTGAATCTCAGCCTGGATAGCAGTGCTGGCTTCCTCCGGACTGGTGTAACCCATCGTGGGATCCACATCCGCCTTGGGTGTGAACAGCAGCTTGGGCATCGGATTGCCCGCGTACATCTCCGAGGTCTTTGCCACCTTCAGGGCGCGCCGGATGATGGCACCCACGGTCTTCCTGAAGGGAGGATGCGGGCTGTAGAAGCGGATGATTTCAGCTCGGGGAACCTGAACCCCATCGATCCACACTTCACCATCAGGGTGGAAGTTGTCCCCACATGGAAGCTTCACAGGACGCGCGTTGGTGGGCGTTCGGACTGTCACGCTGTCGAGGTTCAGGTGATACGCGTTGACCGGGTAGCCGTTCCACCCAATGCCTGTGATTCTCAAGAATGAAACACTGTCCATCAGCAGGTCTTCAACGATGTTCTCCAGCGTGACCACGTTCGGTACGCCGTAGGGATCGATCTGCTGAAGCAGGCTGTTGGGGATCAGCTCGTTGTCCCCCCGATAACAAACCAATGGCAACGTGCCGATGTTGCAGATGAGGTTCCGACCGAACAGGACAGCAGGAATGGACAGAGCAGAGCGGCGACCCACACTCGGCGACACGCCTTCCAGGTCATTCAGCCGCCGGAAGTACTGGTCGATAGACACAGGATCCGTCTCACTGCTGCTGAACGTCGCGGTCCGAGGTGGGTCGTTCAGGTTTAGTACGAACTCTGCCTTTTTGGCAAAGTTGAACATATTCGTGAATCGACCCATGCCATTAGGCTACTGCCTCACGATTTTGGCTTAACGGAAATGAGCATCGGCCGTTGTGGAGTTGGGAGTGTCTTCGCCAAATGGACTGCACCGGCCGCCGCGTAAACAGCGTCACAGGGTTCCTCGTTGGCGCGAAAGAACTTCCACCTGTCTCCTGTTTCATGCTTTGAAACACTCAAGGCATGCGTGGTCAGTAGAGCATCACCGTTGTGTGCAATCTGGTGGCCGTCGACATCGGCACTGAAGCCCATACACGCCTCAGTAGCTTCCTTAATTTCAACTACAGCAACACTGACCAGCCAGGGAGCCACACCTTTCCGGCCTCTCATCTCGGCAGCCAGCTGAGACATGGGACCGATCGGCATCCACCCAACACTTCGTGGCCTGATGGTTTTAACCAGTCCAGGTAGCTCACGCTGGATCAGAAGCTTGACGTTGGTCCCTTCCCATGCCTTGACCGTTTCAACGCGCGTACGGCCATCTGAGAGCTTTTCTGCGGCTACCAGGGTGGCGTGCTTGCCGTCCTTGCTGATGTCGATGCACAGAACCACGTCCTTCTTCGTCAGTGGAGCTGCGTCTTCACAGACGTTCCACGCCACAGGATCGATGGCACCGTTGAGTGATTTGACTCTTTGACACATGTACTCGGTACGGAAGCCGGCCTCTGCGTTGGAACCGATCTGCCGAGCCAGCTTGGCCTTTGCGTGCAGACGCTTGAACATCTTGGTGACGTACCCCAACGAAGGGTTGGCTGCCTTCCAGCCCTCTACGTCGAAGATGTCGCAGTCTTCAGGGGCGCTGTACTCGAACATGCCCAGCGAGTCATCCAGCTCTGCGCGTTCCTCATCGCTTCCATCTATGTAATCACCAGCCGCCTTATAGAGGTCGTTGAGAACTACTGAGCGCTCATCACCCTGGTTGGACAGGAACCAACACTGTGCCCAGTCGATGGCCTGCATGGTGGGGACTACAGCGTCGTAGGTCTCCCGGTCTTTCTGTTCCCGCAACTCGTCAACCACAAGACGCCATACTGTCCGTCCACGAGCCGCACCACGTCCGGCGGGAACGATGGCGTAGACACACTTCTCAGCTGTCTCGATGTGCTTGTCATTGTTGTTTGTATAAATGCCCTTGTTGCCTTTACGGGGCATGAACTTCTGAAGGTCTGGTGTGTCCTCGATGAGGTTGCGTACGTGTTCCCACGGGATGGCGGCACCAGTGAGGTTCACACTCACGCCCAGGACCATGGGCAATTGCTCGATGAACATCCAGAAGGCGATGAGGACAGACAGCAGATGCGTCTTACCGTTCTGCCTCGCCACCAGGAGGAGTACTTGTTCGAACCGAGGAGTTCCATCGGGAAGAAGTTCTCCCGCATGAATCGCAACCCGTCGCTGCCACGGACGGAAAGGACGCTTCACTCTGTCTGCAAACCGCACTACAGCGAACCCGTAGGACGTCTCAGGAGTCAGTGCACATCCGCACCCACATGGACCAGGAGGACCCTGTACGAGAGGCGGGGTGAAACGGCGTGGCATGGTGTTGCCGAAGACCGTCTTGCTATCCAGAGCGTGTATGTTTCCCGCGTTCTTCTCTGAGGGCTGCGAGTTCGTCAACGACTTCTTCAACTTGCGGTTGAGTGACTGGGTCATCTCCCTTCACACCATCCTTCGTTTCATTCTGTCCAACGGCCGGCCTTGCTAGTACGGGAGTCATCCCGAACTCTTTCATCAGGTTCAGTAGCAATGGGCCGGTCTTATTGACTGTGGCTTCTGCCTGCATATACTTTTCTATTCGTTCAATTCTTTGCCACCATTTGACGTTGGCCGTTCCTCCCTCTTCGTCGTATTGTTTCATCGTGGACAACAGCTCTGACTTCACTACTTCTGCCTTGTCGAGCTGTCTCGCATAAAGCAACATCAACCTAAGCCCCCATTTCTCTTTGTCAGAGAATGAAACGCTTTGAGCTGATCTGGTTACGACAGAGACCATAGGCCCTTTGCTGACTGGCATCGTTTAACTCTGTGTAATAGAGAGAGGGAACAC